ACTGCCGGAGGAGCCGGAGCTACCGGATGATCCGGATGAGCTGCTGCCGCTGGAGCCGCTGCTGGAACTTCCGGAGCTCGACCCGGACGATCCGCTGCTGGAGCTGCTCGACGACCCGGAAGAACTGCTGGAGGATGATGAGCTGCTGGACGAACTACCCGAGGAGGAAGAACTACTGCCGGAGGATGAAGAACCGCTGCTCGACGAGGACGAGCTGCTGGAGCTGCTCGACGAACTCGAACTACTGGTGGGCAGGCAGCAGTCGTACTCGTTCTCGTATTGGAACCAGTACTCGATCCGGGCCTCGGGGTTGGTGCCGAAGCGGATTTCCTTCATCCGCACGATAGCCCCGATGCCGGCAGGCAGGAGCCGGCAGCACGACGAGCCATCGCTCCCGCTGGAAGACGAAGGCCACCCGCCATCGCAGCATTGTTCGCCTGCCCGGCGGCAGCACTCCTCGAGGTAGTCCACGTCGACCCCGTTGCCTTCGAGCCCCTCGCCGTCGTTGGGGTCTTCGACCGAGTTGTAGGCATAGCCCGTTCGGCCGCCCGGTTTGGCCACCCAAGAGCCGTAGCCTTCCGCCACGTCGCTGTGGACCAGCTCGACGAATTGGTATCGCCAGCGATTGGGGCTGAGTTCTTCCGCAGACAGCAGCCGGGCCCAGAAGTCTACCTCATAGGGCACGCCGATTTTCACCACGGCCCACTTCATGCCCGTGCCCGGCTGCTTCCAAAGGATGACAGCCGCCCCTTCGGTATCGCAGCTTTCCAGGTAGCCGCAACTGCTATCGGCAATGTCGGCCCGGGTGTGCCACTCGTGCGTGACGTTCACCCGGGCGACCGTGATTCCGCTTACGCAGGCGTAATGGGCGATTTCGCCAGCGGGGACCGGCTCCAACAGCACGGCGAACCGGCCGAAGTGCCGCGGCTTCTCGGGCACGGCCCCGTAGCAGGCCGGCTCGTTCTTGAAGGCCTGGAGGTTTTCCAGCGGATGGATGATCGGCTCGTCGAGGCCCAGGACGTCGAACCGCTCACGGTCCGCGCCTGTTTGGTTGCGGACCTTGATGATCGTGCTATTGGGATAGCAGGGATTGCAGGATTGCCCTTGGCTTCGCTGCCGGGCCTTGAAGTCCAGCGCGGCGTCGATGAACGTGTTGAAGGCCTCGGCCGGGATTTCCAGCTTCTGGCCGGGCCGCACCTTTTTGAAGGGGTTTCCCACGGCGGCAGCCTCCCTCAGGTCCCGATCCCCAGGCCCGAGAAATCCCCATACGGGTAGACCTGCTCGACGTAGGCGGCGATCGGCCTTTTTACCAGCGTCCCGGACGCCGCATCCTCGGCATCCGCATAGCGGACCCAGAGGTATTCCCAGCCCTTCTTGTTGATGCCCGTGATGTTGCCGATCACCAGTCCGGTGACGTTCGGGCTTGCGGCGAAGCGGAAGGTGATCTCCCAGTCGTCCTGGCCACGCTTGGAGCCCGAGGCACCCATGAACAGCACTTCGCCCGCGGCGAAACCACGAAACGCAGCGCCGTTGACCTTGCCGGTAAGAAAGAAGAGCGTGGCCTTGTAGCCGGGCGTGACCAGGCCCGAGGCGATGTAATGCGTCTCCGAGAAGTTGTAGACCGGCACGGTGATGTCCACGCCCTCGACGTTGTCGTGGGTAACGCCGATGGCGCCTTGGAAGTCCGGGGCGGTCTTGCCCGGCGGGGCGTAGCGGCCGACCGTCTGGAGGCCCTGCGTGATATGCTGAGTCCCGCCGCCGGTGTCGAACTGGTACGTGGAATCGCCGGTCTCGGGGGGCTGAAGCTCGCCGTAGCGGACCGAGCCTTCCCAGATGTCCTCGGCGACGCGCTCGATGTGCAGGCTCTGGCGGACCAGGCCGTCGTAGAGCACCGGCGAAGCCGCCGCCAGGGCTGCCTTGGCGGCCAGGTCGTCGGCCGTGCCCCGGACGATATAGATAAGGTCAACCGATGGGCTCTCGCCCTCGGTCGTCTCGCGGCTGTTCCATTTTTCGTGAACAGTGATCGCCACCCGCAACGCACCCGCTAATCAGGCGAACACCAGGTTGCCGTGCTGGGCCTGTTGGACGAGCTTGCGTGTGTTCTTGGCCGTCTCCTCGCCTGCCCGGGCAGCACGCTCCAAGGGGCCGCCGGTTCCAAGGCCGGCCGCGGCCAGTGGGTTGAAAGTCCCGACTACGCTGACGGATCGCTGGGCCAGCCCCTCGAAGTCAAAACTCTCCAGGTCGCCGATGCCCTTGATCCGCTCCGGCGCAGCGGTCTCTTTGAGCTTCGCCCGTTTGCGGGCCGCCTCGTCGAGGGCCTCCTGCCACTGGCGCTTGGCCTCGGCAACCGCGTCCTCGGCCGCCTTGAGGTCCGCGTCGTACTGCCGCCGGCGCTCGACGTGCCTGCGCTGCCGTTCCTCTTCAAGGGCGTCGAGCGTGCCGCGCTCTTCCTCGTCGATCGCCTGGCGTTTGGCCTGCCGGGTGGTTTCGATGTCGCGGAGTTGCTGCTGGGTGGCCTGATCCCGCTGGCGCTGTTCCCGTGTGAAATCCTCATCGAGGATCTTTTGCGCGGCCTCGACATCGACACTCTCATCGAACATCGCCATAAGCTGCACGAACTTCTTGGCGATCCAGTTCTGGGCCGTGCGCCATCCGGTGACCAGGTGGTGCGTGAATGTGGTCCAGGCCTTCGACATGCACGCCACGGTCTCGACCCAGGCGGCCTGAAGGCCGGCCCAAGCGGAGGCGAGAATCTTGGCCGTGCCGTAGACCGCCTCGACGGCCACGGCCATGAAGGCCTCTTTGAAGCCGATCCACTGGTCTGTAAGCCACGCGACACCCTTCTGCCACTCCACCTTGAGTGTCAGCCAAAGAATCCGGGCGGCCAGGCCGATGTCGCCGGCAGCCAGCGCATCGGAGATGCCCTTCCAGGCCGCAAGCGCCGTGTCCCGCAGCGCGGCGAACTGTTGGCCCAGCCACGACAGGGCCTGTTGGCCGGCTCCCGACACGTAGAGCAGATACCCGCCCAGTGACGCCAGGGCCGCGATCACCAGGCCCACGGGCGAAAGGATCCCGCCCAAAACCGTCCCAATCACGCCCAAGGCCGTGCCCACGCCGGTGACGATGCTGACCAGCGTCCCGAAGGCGAAACCCAGCCCGGAGAGAATGCCGCCCAGGACGATCAGGGCCGCCCCGCCGGCCACGATGGCCGCGGCGACCTTGAACACCGTGACGACGACCGTTTTGTTTTCTCTGATCCAGTCGGAGACGGCCTTGATGATGCCCGTCACCCGCCGAGCCAGATCACTTAGGATCGGGGCCAAGGCCGAACCGATCGTCGCCACGCCCATCTTGAGCGACTTCCACAGAGTGTCCAGCGCGTCGCCGAACTCGTCGGCCGCGGCTGCATCTTCGCTCGACATCGCCAGGCCTAGGTCCCGAGCTTGCCGCCGCATCGCCTCCAAGCCTGCGGCGCCGTCGGCCATCATCGGCAGGAGTTTCGCGCCGGATTTCCCGAAGACCTCCATCGCTGCCGCCGCCCGCTGCGTGGGGTTTGCGATTCCCGCCAGCCGGTCGGCGATCCGCATGAACTGCTCGTCGGGCGAAAGGCGCTCCAGATCGGCGATCGAGAGTCCCAGCCTTACAAGCGCGTCCTGGGCCGCCTGCGACCCTGAGGCAGCCTCAGCGATCGTTTTCTGCATCTTCCGCAAGCCGCCTTCGAGCGTCTCGAGGTCGGCGCCAGACATCTCGGCTGCATACCCTAACTCCGACAAGGCCTCGACCGAGACGCCCGTTCGGGCACTCATGTCCGCGAGTCGGCTGCCCATATCGGCGAACACCTTGGAGAATCCGGTCATCGGCCCTAAGAGCGTCATCCCGCCGAGAAGCATCCGTTGCCCCGCCGCTGTAATATTTTTACCCCAATCCACAAGCCGCTTCGAAGCGGCCTTCAGGCCGCGAACCAACCGGCTGTCGTCGGCAAAGAGCTCGACGAAGGCTTGGCCTGCTCGGATACCGGAAGGGCTTGCCATAGGTCACTGCTTGGGCGATTTCAAAATTCCCAGTTCGCTCAGCTGCTTGAGTGTCATGGCTGCGGTGGGCTTCTTCACAAGCGGGTGAAAATCCACCGGCCCCAAAGCTCGTTGCCCTTTCCCGCGAAAGGCGTTATACACCATCGCCAGCAATTGCGCCGTGTGGTTCCACTGGTCCCGCTGCCGCCCCTCGACCATCCAGCACAATTCCCGAAGGGTCAGCGGTCCGGGGGCGACGCCGACGATGCCGGCAAGCTCGTAAATGAGTCGCCAACGCTGGTCAACGCCGCCTCGATCTCCTGCGCCAGCACCGGGCTGTTCAGCCGCGCTTTGATCAATTCCTTCGTCCGTTCGGCCAGCTCGTCGTACTTCCGGATCGCCAGCCGGAGCGTCTCTCGCCGGCTCGGCTCGGGGAAAAAATCCACGAGCTCTTCGACTAAAGCCGCCTTGGCGTGGGCGATGACATCTCCGGCCATGGCGCGAGCGAAATCCACGTCGGTGATCCGCTCGGCGTCCGCCTGCGGCTTGCAGACGCAGTACACCACGTCGCACAGCAGAATCGGATCGGCCAGCAGCCGCGGAAAGACCCGCTCGATGTCAAGTAGATCCTCCTTCAACAGGTCGCGGACCCGCTTGACTGCGTCCACGGTCACCGCGATCGTCCACGTTCGGCCGGCGCTATCCTGAAACGTTCTCATACTCCGGTCGAAGCCTCCAGCGTCGGTTTGAGGGTGAAATCCAGGGTGGCCACATCTTCCAGCGGCTGGCCCTGCGAAAGGCTCGTAACCGCCCACTTGCCCGTGTAGCTCAGGGTCGGGTCCGAGACCGTCACCTCCAGGGGCGTGCCGCCCGTGTAGGCGGAAACAAGCGCCTGCACGGCCGCATCATCCGGCGAGTAGACGGCCGTGCCCGAGATGGTCAGCTCCTTGAGTGCCACCACGCTCCGCTTGATGCCCTGGCTGTCCCGGGTAGTCACGTCGGCCTCGCTGCCGCCCAGCTCGACGGTCACCTCCTTGGCCAGTTTCAACTGGTTGGTGCCGATCGACAGCGTGCACTCGCGGCCGAGTTTCCAATTGGTTGCCATCTGATCTCCTCGAGCCTCCCGCGTTCAGTCTTCAGCCTCTCTCACCGCACGGAACCGGCCCAGAGCTTCGGCAGGCGGTCTTTGGTCTTCTCCAGCGCCGGGCCCATGAAGGGACGCTTCGGGTAACGCTCGCGCCGATAACGCCCGCCATGCTCGTGGGCCTTGCCGGCCATGCCAAACGATTCGACATCCGGCCCGATCACCACCGCCTGCCGGGATTTCTCGACGGCGTACTTGATCGCCCGGGGCAGCCGTCGGGTGTGCGTGTGCGGCGGCTGGCCGGCCGGCGACGGCCCTTTGCGCTTGCGGACGCTCCGCACCGCCGCCAGGCGGATCGCCCCGCCGGCATGGCCGAGGTTTTCGATGCTGGCCCGCTTGGCCTTCCGGGCGACCTTGTGCATCTGGCTGCGGGTTCTCGCCTTCATTCCCACCATCGCTCACCCCACCATGCGGAACGAGAGCGTGATGATGCTGGTGAAGCATCTCAGCTCGTCGAGGTGTTCCACGGCGTAGATCGGGTCATGTTCGATTTTGACGCACAAGGCCGTCGGCATCGCGGCCAGCCGTCGGAGCTTGAAGTGCCGCACGATTTCGTCGGCCAGGGCTAAGAGGGGGTCGATGTCCTCTGCGCTTTCCGTCGTGAGCTTCTGCTGGATGGCCAGGTCGATTTGGTACTGGCGGCTGTCGTCACCGCGGCTGGCGGCCTCAATTGTCAGGCTTCGCGGCACGACGCTCACTTGGAGCGTCTTGAGGTCGGCCGGCTCGAACCGGGGGCGATAGAGCCGCCGGGCCGCAAAAGAAAGGCTCCAGCCTTCGCTGTTCAGCTCCGAAGCAACCGCATCGGCTAATGCGACGATCGTGGCCATAGGTCATGCCTTAAAAATCCGTTGCCAGAGGGTTTTTATCCAGGCGGGTTGGGGCAGCACATTCCAGCCCACGATGAGCCCTAGAGCACAGCCAAG